TGCTCTAGTCATGCCTTACACCCCACACGAACATCAGCTAAAACTCCACAAGTCAAAAGCTAAAGTAAAGTGGAACCAAACTGGGCGGCGTGGTGGAAAGACTCGTTCAGCACTCGAAGAAGACCTTGCGGTAATCGAGTCTCTTTCCCACAAATATGTCGAGTTTCCTAAAGACCCAAACAAGCAAACCGCTGAAGAAGCTAGGCTAGTTCCTGCTATTCACGTTTGGACAGTTGCTCCTACCAAAGCGCAGATGTACCAAGTTTGGAACGAGATGCAGGCATTCATTCCCGAACACCTTGTCTCTAAAACAAATCCGTACAGGGACAATAAACTGGGTGGAGGGCGTGGCAGTGGTTTCAAAGAAGACGCGCTGCATGTGTGGCTCACGTTCAAAGACAGAAACGGACGCTGGCTCCGTGGTAGAGATGGCAAACCCCGCCCCCGCCCTATAGTCTTCTGGGAACTCAAATCAGCAGATAACCCTGAAAGCCTACAGTCCGTCGGGCTAGACTTTCTTCATATCACAGAAGCACAGGAGATAGCAGAAATTGGCTGGAACAAACTCCGACCCACCCTCTCAAGCCCCGGAAGAGCGGGTCGCGCACTTATTGAAGGCATACCGCCAGTATCTCCATCTCATTGGTTCGCTAGAAATTTCAAACGTGCAAAAGCATCGCCTTCGAGAAGGCGCGAGTCGTTTAGTTGGACAGCTTTTGACAATCCGCTCCTGACTGAAGACCAAAAAGAAGAAATCAAAGAAGACAAAGAAACCATGATGGAAGACGATTGGAACCGTCTTTACATGGCTATCCAGCCTGAAGGTGCTGGAGCGTTCTTCCGCAAGGTAGACAAAGCCGCAATAGGAACACAACTCATGCGACCTGCTGGTAACGGGGCTGAGTACGTTGCAGGGCTAGACCTCGGAAGAAGCAATGATGCTACGGTACTCATAGTCAAGAACCGGAAAACACGCGAATCAGTCTCAGTCACAGAACTTCTGAAAACCGACTGGACAATTCAAATGGAGACTATCCGCAGTGAAGCAAGACGTTGGAACCTCAAACAAATCATCATGGACTCGACTGGATTGGGAGGTCAATTCGCTCGTGACATCATGTACACAGAAATGCTGGCTGAAGGAATTCCAGTCGTTGCCTTTAACTTCTCGCCAGTATCGAAGTACCACGACTTGTATCTGCCTTACCGAATTGCCCTCGAACACGAACAAGTTACTTTCCCCGCAGAGTGGAACAAGCTAAGTTCACAACTAATGGATACCACTCACAAAGAAACTGCAAACCGTGGGCATGTATTTGGAACATCGTCCGGGTCACATGATGATTGGGCAGACGCGGAGGTACTAGCCTTATATGGTTGTGACCCTGTAGAGTATTCTGTGACGACACGCAAGCAAAGGGAAACAAAGGGTATAGAGCCTTTGCGTCCTAATTTCATATCAAAACGTCGCAAGAAGCATGGCTTGATTGGGCTGACTCGTGAAGCAAGACACGCAGGCTATCTTGATGGAATAGATGAAGCCTTAGAAGCAGGAACAATTCGATAATGGTCACACCTGTAATCCCGGTAGCTAGTGGTACAAACGTCGATGACACTATTCGACTAGAACGAGCCAACCCTCAAGACGAACCCAATATCACTGATACGTGGATAGATAATCAATTCTCAAAAGGTCGCCAACGGTTTGGGAAATTCTGGTCTAAATGCAAAAAGGTTGATGAGTTTGTAAAGGGTGAGTTTGATTTCCCTGTCACTGAAAACGGCTCGAAGGTAAGACTTGGAACTGCACACTCAGTTGTCAAAACTCTTGTAGACCACATCACTCCACCATTTGTAGACATCACAGTTCCCCCACCCGGAACAAGAGGTCAGGCAAGAGCAGAGAAGATAGAGAAATTCCTTCGTGGCTCTAACAGCAGGCTAGAACAAGAAACCCCAACACGGCGCGTAGTCAACTTCCATCAAGGCTCTTATGGCGTTGCGTGGGAGAAGACTGAGTTTATTGGCTCACGGTGGGCTGACTTTCCTGAGCCACCTGAAGACGGTAACAACCTTAGCCAATATAAAAAAGACTTAGAAGCCGCTATGGACAAGCGGTCAATCGAGTTCCCAATCACTACTAAGGCAGTAAACCCTCAACAAGTTATTTGGGACACTAACAACGGTGCTGACCCGCGCTGGATTATTCATTTCTTCGAGATAGATAACGAGTGGATACACGCTCACTTCCCCGGATGGGAAGGTTCTAAGTCCGGTCGCTCCAATTTCATTGAGGTTTGGACTCACTCGCAAGTTGCTTACAGGGCAAACAATAGCTGGGTTATGAAGCCTCGTCCTCATGGTTATAAGATTCGACCGTGGACTATGTACTGGGCGCAAACAGGCATTGACACCATCGGTAACAAACCTGAAGACCTGTACTGGGGACTTCTGGATGGTAACTTCGAGATGATTCGTGCTGAATCACAACTCGCTTCACAGTATCTCGACATCGTGGTTACTGGTACGCACCCTGTAACTAACTTCAAAGGTCCACCGGGAATGGCTGATGAAGCCTTGAACGAGTACGACACCGCTCCGGGAGCCATGAACGTGGTTCCTCAAAACGTGGAGATAGAAATACCACGAGTTCCTGAGCCGCCACAAACAATTATCGTGGCAAAGAATATGTTAGATGAGGCGATTGAGGCGAATACCGCCCCGTCGGTAACTCGTGGGCAGCGTCCTTCGGGCGCATCTTCGGGTTACGAGACTGCCGTACTGTCCGGTATTGGTCGTCTCAATTTCGCAGCGTTCGTGTCAGCAGCCAACCGTGGCTTGCAACACAGGAATGAAATCATTCTGAGTATCGTAGAAAATGTCATTCAAGACAGAGTCACAGTATGGGGACAAACGGAAGCAGGAACAGTAGATGCCAGCATTGCACCCAAAGACATCCGTGGACACCATGTCAACTTCGTCCAACTCAACCCTACCGCTCCCGAAGAAAGAGAGCGAGTTCTCAATCTCTGGGCAACTAGATGGCGAGAAGGTTTCGTTGACCATGACACTGCCTTACGCGAAGGCGGGGTTTCTAACGCCCTCGAAGTTCAATCTAAACTCCTTGCTGAAAGGTTCCTTAAGTCGGAGCAGATTTCAGGGATTCTCGAAGGCATTGCAGCGCAACGCATTCCACTTCTTCAAGGCATCATAGAGGCTTCAGGAGCCACAGGCGGAGAGGCAGACGCAATAGCGCAGTCGGTACTTGATACTCAAGGCGCAACACAGCTACCAAACGCAGGCAACTTCCAAATGGGTAATACAGCAGGTAATACCCCACAAGCACCCGGAACAGGGCAACCAACAACTACTCGTCCGGTAATACCGGGTTCGGTAGGGGAAGCTGACCTTGTAGGCAGGCAGATAAGTAGCCCTGCTCGAACTGGTGACAGGCGTGTTCCAACCTCAAATCTCCCGGCAGGTAGATAATGGCTAAGAAAGAAAACGTCTTGATAGAAGGCGCATTCGCACAATATGATGAAGTGGTGAAGCGGTTCTTGGACACTGTTCCAAAGCAACTAAGCGCACCAGTATTAGAACCCCCCGGAGGTAAGAAGGCTCAAATCAAGCCTCTGCCTTTCAATCCCATAGGGAGAATATAAATGGGTAGACAGGTAATAATTCCAAAAGAGTATCGTTCTTACGTGGGCGGAGAATCTGTACTTAATTTTGATGTTAGTTCTCAAAATGATGCTATAACCGAACTTTCAAAATTAGGAATTCCCGCTGTAGCAGCCCGAAGTTTTAATTCTGGAAGCACGCGTAAAGATGCTGTGTTCAACGGTACAAAACTTGTTGAAGCGGGAATTCGACCATTTTCAAGAGGAGGCGTAGACCGGACTGAACAAACGGCTTTAAAAAACAAAGCCGATGCTTTAACTGCTTATTACAAAAGCCTTGGAATAAACCAATTTGATGTTGGTTCTGGTGAAGAATCTGCGTACAGCGGAATGACGGCTGCACCTACAAATACTTTTTTCCCTGAAGTTATTGACCCTAAAGTTAAAAACCTATTAGCACAGATTGGTAAAAAGGCTACTTCTGGTGATGCTGACCAGTTTGTTCCTGATGCCCTTAGAAATGGCTCTTGGAGCGATGGCTTGAGTACAAAAGGTAAAACATTCACAGTAGACAAAGCCACTGGCACTGCTGACCCTAATTTGTTAAGAACTTTATACCCCCAAGGTGAAAGTGGGGATGATTGGTCGGAAATGCTTGCTGGAGATGCTATTAATATTTCTCCAGAAGAACAATTTCGGGCTTTACAATTTGCTCCTGACCCTACACGGATAGGCAGCCTTCCTGACCCTAGTATGCTTGCCTCTTTGAGTTTTGGTGACTCTCTTAATATTGAACAAATTATTAGCATGTTTGGTACTGAAGAGGGAGGTTCGTTTGGAAATGCAATAATGGGAGAAGCAGGCGCAGAAATGCTAAATCCCCTTTTGCAAGCATTGTTATTAACTGCAGACGAACAAAATGGGCGAGTATCGAGACAACAAATAGCTGACTTAGAGGCTCGTTCTCGTGAGCAAGTAGCCATATTCAATAAAGATGCTGCTATTGAAATAGCCCGTCAAAATGGTTTATCTGATACAGAAGTAGCCCGTATTGCAAGTGACTCTGATACGGCAATAGCAACGGCTCGTGGTGACGTTGAAAAATATATTGCAGAACAGCAGCGAACAGGAGTTGAGGCTCAAGCAGGTGCAACTGAAGCCGCCGCAGAGTCTGCTCGAATGGGTCAGCAAGCTGCTGCTTCAAGTATGGCAGGTGGTCAAGTAGGGGCGGCAAAAGCCGCTGCCGCTGCTGCTAGCCCGTTTGGCTTTATGAGTCAAAATTACAATCAGGCTAGCCGTGATGAAGATTTAGCAAATATATATGACGAGTTGAATGAAGTTGGTCTTGCACAGGCAGGTGCAGCTAACATTGGAGCGCAAGACAACGCATTTAGCTTCGCTGCGGGGCAAGCAAGAAATCCTGTAACGGGGGAACTTGACTTTGACCCTAACCAAATAGCGCAAATAGCTGCTAATACTCCTGCTGCCTTTGCAGCGCGTGGTCAGGAAGCTGCTGCTCGTGCAGGGGCTACAGGGTTTGGTGCGCTGCTGTCAGGCGATGCCATGCAGCAAGGTAACGCAAACGCAATCTTACGAGCGCAAGCAGCTA